GGCGGTTCTGTTGAAGGATATTGAGTACGTTTGCAAACTGCTCGACCGGGGCAAACTCAATAGACCCTTGTAGTCCACCTCGGCCACGGTTAGACGGCCAGTTGTCGACCGGCAAGCCTTTCAAGTCATCCTCAAACAACTGTTGGAGCGTAAGCCCCATGGCTGAGTCAAAAACGAAGTTAGCTCGAACTGCCTGTGTCATGGCATGGATTCGAGTAGTTAGTCGCTCAACCTCAAGGATTTGATCCTTAACGTGTGTGTAATCTGAAACTGGAATTACGGAGTCTGGGTCAGTAGATTGACGAATTGCACTGCATGGATAAAACCGCTCAAACTTAATTGGCGGTTCCGACTCCTCAATGATAATTTTTTCGTAGTTAGCTTGAAGCCAATAAACCTTGTTTGTTGCTTCGCACCAGATTTCCCAAACCTCCGCCTTACCTTCGAGTTTTTCGTTTTTCTGGGTTACATCGCGGCGAGATAATTCAGGAAAGCTGTCGTAGTGCAGCTTGTCTGCTATTTCCAATCCAAATCGTTCTTCCACCTGGTAACGGTCAAGAAACGCTCGCTTGGCCTGCCATTCAATTTCGCTTTCGTTGCGAGCATCCGAACAGCGGTAGTCGTTATACTGAACAACTTCAAGTACGGCCTTTTCGTCGACCTTTTGTTCAACCTCAACCGATACCAGCAGAATATTGCCACCGGCTTCTTTTGCATTGGTAATGTCGCCGTCAAACGGCTGGCCGTCGGCGGTAAACATTGAGCCTGACGGGTCACGAATAATAGCTATTTCTTGGAATACCTTTTCAAACTTAGGCACATAACGCGCCCATAGTACGGCTTGACCTGTTAAGAGAAACTGAAGTGCTGCGTTGTAGCCTACTTTGTCAAAATCAAAATGAGTGTCCATCGAGTATTGAGTGTTTCGCTCAATGACGACACTGCCTAATTCGTAGGGGATTCCACCAGCTCGCTTACGTAAGTTTACTTCTGCTTTTGGTGTTGAACTATAAAACGCTGGTAGAAGTGTATTGACACAGTACCACCATACGTTCAAACGGCGTTGTGCATCTTTCAAACTCTCGATTTGTTTTAGTGCATTGTAAACGCGAATGGATTCTTCGGCTGCACGAACAAACTTTTCGTGTCGTTTTTCGGCTTCAAGGATTTGTGTTTTCCACCAGCGAGGCGAGTACTTTTTAACGGAATTAGCTGGCAATTTTATTTTCATATCTGGGTACGCGCCTGTCGTGCTCTCATTTTAGCAATATAGCTTTGAAGTTTAACTAACCCCTTACCAACTACATCTTGCGGTTGTTCCCATTTGGAATCAATCAACCGAGCTTTGCAGAGGTAGCGTAAAGCGTCTACGGCATGGTCGTTGCCGGTAGTGTCTAAGTCCTCTGGTGAGCGTTTGTCTATCGTCATGGATGGTAAAGTTTCCAATAGGTATGGGCAACTAGCAAAGATGTACAGTAACGGCGGGTTGGACACTAGCCGTTGTCGGACCTGAGCCCAACCTGATATGCGGTCATTATCGGCTGCGCGAAACGAAGGGTGTTTGTATTTGGAGAATACGGCAGTAAATTGGTCGTTAATGCTCGGTCCACCTTCATGACTAAAAATCGATGGGTCAGCTACTGCTATTGCATTTTCTCCCACGGAAACTGAGGCAATTCGGTTAGCTTGTTCGACGTTATCAACTCCTTTTCCCCACATTTCCCGATAGATAACAATAGCTCCTTTTGGATACGGTACCTCGTTACCTCGGTCATCACGTCCAGAACTAACAGCGCCCCAGACGGCAGCAAAAGGACTCCGATAACCCCAATCATACCCCAAATAACGGGGCCAATGCTTTGGTATGTTGAAAGGAGCAACAATATGTTTAGAACTAAACTCTGGAAAATAACTGCCTTCATGTATTTCAAAGTCTCCTTCAAGCCATGCTCGCACGAGTTCTGGTGAACCTACCATGTGCAATCGGTTGATGTATTCTGGATCTCTGGCAAGTAAGATTTGGTTGTCAGTTACGCGGCTAGGTATGTAAATGTAGTCAAATCCGGCTCCATTAGGTAAATCCTTCCGCAAAACCTTCATGCCTTTTGGGGCCGGTTTTATGAACAGTTCTTTAAGCCAGCTATGACCGATACCACCCGGGTTAAAAGTAAGGATGATTTGGCCGCCTCCCTTGCCTCGTAGCGCTCCAAATAGCTTCCAGATACAGCTTGGGTCATGGTAGTTACCCGCCTCCTCTATGGCGCAATCTGAGTTCTTGTTGATGAGGCCGCAATCTGATATGTAGTGATTAGCTTCTTCAACAGTTAAATCAGTAACTAATTGCTCACCAACGTATGTCATTACCATCTTTCCAAAAACAACATCCTCAGCGAGATAAAACGCCTTGCCGCTATAAGGATGCACCCACCACTCTAAGTGCTCAGGGTTATGTTTTTGAATGGTGCCCGACTCATCCCCGTTCAATGTATGGGACAATTCAGCAACACCGTCTTGTAATGGAAGTTTTCCTTGGCCGTTTTCTACAGCCTGGGGAGAATGTTCATCACATAAACCACGACAAGACTGACAATCGCATTGAGAATTTGCAGTTATTTGCTTCGTGGTCGGAACATTTGAAGGAGCATCGCAAAGCGTGGAGAGCGAACCCAGAACTGGTTGAAAAAGTGCGTCAAGCTGCTCAAAACCCTGCTGTATCCTTTGCTTCATTAGGCATGAGTCCGACAACTGTTCGCAAGATTTGCCAGGAGCATGACATTCAGTGGAAGCGGCGTGGGAACAACGTGCGAGCTTACGAGCTAACTGAACAGTCGGTGCGTGAAGCGTTACAGGGACGGACAACGAATCAAGCTGCTGCGTATTTAGGGTGTCATCCGATGACTCTGTACAATAAGTTTTCTTATCTTCTTTCCAAGAGAACCAAGCCTGGTGCTTTAGACCCTTATATGCGGGAAATATACGATCTACGTTACAAGCAGATAGTGCCCATTGCAGAGATTGCTGGTCGATATGGCGTTTCTGAGACGTGTGTTGCAAGGAGTTTGCAGAGATGGAAGAAACTCCGTGTGCCGTCAAAACAGGGTGCCAAATGGGATTTCTCTGCGCCCCCACCACGTTGCCGTCCTGGTCCAAAACCTGGCTCTCGACGCAAGGGGCTAAGTAAGGCGTAGTAAGATTTTTGACTTTGCGTGGCCCTAATAGGGTTGCCACCATATCGCCTATTTGAATAGCTTCTATCGGCTTAAACGAGCCGTCTGCCATTCTGATACGAGTACCGACAGCTACGCATAAATTCTGGCCCTGGTATTTTTCAGCATCAGAATCATTAGCTAACGGCCTGAAGCGAAGTCTGCCCCCGTTTACAAAAGTGAACTGTTTTTTTTGATCCTGCCAATGAGCTTTCAAAGGTAGGTAAATCTGCTTGGCTCGCTCAATAAGGTCGTCTGCTTGAGGTAATTCTTTACGGAAAAATATGGCATTAAAGTGAGGTCCAAGCTGCTCTTGTTTAACGGCAAACTTGCCTAACACCCCATCAGTTTTACCACCACCACGAGCACCACCATAGCCAATCAAGGTTATTGGACACGCTACTAAAGCCTCTTGAGGGCCGATCTGAGGTCTCCATACGACATTATATTCAATGTTTTCCATGTTATACTCACTCACCAGGCCAACTCCCGCCACTGATCATAACAAGATTGCCGGTGTAAATACGCTCTACATTACAACTAGGGTTTTGACAGACAAAATACGGCCCACTACAGCCAGCAAACAAACTTACATAAGGCTCATCATCTTGGCCTACTTTTACCGTACTAACATGGCTGCAAACAGGGCAGCGCTTACTGTTTTCTTCCTCCGGCTTTTCCCTATGCTCTATTCCCATACCCTCCTATAGTCCTCCTCGTTAGCCTTAACCTTACTGGCCTGTAGGTACTCCCTACACCGCTTCGAACCACAATTAAACCTAGTCTTGTTGGTAACTATTACTCCAACATAGCCACAATAGTTGCAGCGATAATACCTAATCCTCTCCGTCGCCGGTAAGGTATTTTTGAACAAACTCTTCCTTTGTGAGCGGCTTGGCACTAACCACACTCCTTATCTCACCCGTTATCTCAAGCGTTTGCTGCTCACTCCAGCCTAATTTTGTCTTCAACAAATGAAGCAACACAGGCGTATT